GGAAGTGATTTAGAAACTCTTATAGTTAAAGCAGCACCTACGTTTCCAAGAGTTCCCTCCTTTATAACATTAAAGTCTGTTGAATCTCCAGAATTGATAAATTTATTCTTAAGTTCTTTATCATAGTAAATATCAAAATCAAATCCAGATAAAGTTGAGGTAGATAACCCAAATGTTAACTGTGAATTTTTAACAACTTCAATTCTAGGATTGATTATTGATATAGTATGCTCGGCACTTAATCCACCTTGAGTAGAAATTCCAATAATATTTGCTGGAACAGATTGTGCATCTTTTAATGTTTCTGTAAGATAGAATGTATTGGAATCTATCTTATGAACAAAATATGATCCTGTTGTAAATCCAGATATAACTTCATCACTATCATAGAATACCTTATCACCAGTATTAAATCCATGATTTAATATTGTAAATGTATTTGGGTTAATAGCATCACCAGAAGTAGATACACCAGAAACACCAAAATCTAATGGATTAAAGAGTAATTTTTCATATTCAGAATTATAACGAACATCTATCTCGAAAGTGTTGCCATATCCAACAACATGATTTGGAACTATATTCAGATTAATAATATCACCATTTTTTAAACCATGTGTTGATGTATTGGCAGCAGCAACTTTTGTTATTACTGTAGATGTTATTCTACTAATATCACCATCTACTTGATTATAATTTGTAGTAAATGCATATTCATAATTATTCGATCCATTACCATAGAAATATAATCCACCTGTAGTATGAGCAGCACCAGCATTAGTTGCTAATCCAATATAATCAGTTCCTTTATCAATAATATAAACATCAGTTTTACCACTGTTTATATCAGGCATATTAACTATATCACTACCATCAATATTAGGACTTACTAATAAAGAAGTTGCTGTAGGTGTTGAAATTATATCTTTACTAAATGTTGCCTTATCTCCAGTTTTAAATGGGTGATTTGGTAGATATATTTGCTGAACAGGAATAGGTACTTGATTATGATTCTCACCTATTGAATAATTAATAGAAGATCCGATAGTTGTTCCAATACCAACAGATTGGGGGGCATTAAAATAAACTACTTTATTAAGAGTAGAATCAAACTTATTAGACTTAACAGGTATACTAATTTTACTTGCTAAAGCATCTATAGTAGATCCATAAGAAACTATATTTCCTGTACCAAATCTTTTTGCTCTTATTATAGATCCTATAGGATATAGATTTAATACTTTTAGATATTCATCCTCAACCTTTATAGAAGATCCTATTGATACAACATCTGAAATAAAATTAACGTAAATATCTTCAATAACTCCATTAGGATTGGTATTTTGTGGTATTTCTTTTACCACAGTCATTGTATCTGTTTTAATACCAATAGTGAATGAATTTGTTAATGCAACATTACTAGTACTTAAACCAGATACTATAACAGTATCTTTATCGGTTAAAGTAACATGGGGGTAAAGATGAGCAGATACTGTGTTATCATTTTCCCATTCAAATATTATATTCTCAAATTTGGTTAGATTAGTTTCAATTGTTGAAACACCTAAACCAACTATCTCATCTACTTGACCTCTAACACCAGTTCCATTAGTTCCAGTATTATCAAATATTGTAAAATCACCAACTTTATATCCATCACCACCATCTAAAATCTGAAAATCTGTTACTGAACCTTTAGTAACAGATTCAACAGTAGACATTTGCCTAACAATTTCATTAGATTCTATAATAAAATCATTATCAGCAAATCTATCATTTACCTTATATGGGAAAGTATTTCTTGATAATGTCGAGTTATTAAAGTCAAATGACTGATCTAACTTATTATTACCTGTAATGTATGGCAATCTGTAAGTTTTTCCTACAAAATAAGGATATACTGGATCTAAAGTTTCATCAATAGTAGCAAAATAAGCATAGATTCCTTTAGGAAATTCTGGTGTCTTACAAAATCTACCATTATGGTCATCAAGATCTTTATCACTACCATAAACCCAATCTTGTATTAATGATCCTTCAGGGAATTTATCTAATGAAGGTCTAATACCAACAGCAATATCAGCAGCAATTCTAACACTATCCTTAGAATATCCAGATTCCATTCGTTTGATGGTAGATCCAAATTTATCAGATTCACTAAATCCGTATGGTCCATAAATTGGAATACCATCATATGCCCAACCAATTATAGGAGAATGACCACCACTACCAAGACCATCAAATGCAGTTGCAACTTTTCCACTGTAACTATAAGCACTTAGAACCAATTCATTATCATTATGTGGTTCTAAATGGAAACTACTATGACGAGAAGCAATATCTACATTATAGTTTTTAATTCTTGCTTTAACTAATCCATTCTTACCTCTAGGTTCAGCAGTAACAAAAGTAGTTGCTTGAGTATATCCCATTCCACCATTTATTACTGCAATATCAGTTATCTTACCATCAGAAACTACAGGTTTAAACTTAGCACCAGTACCAGAACCAACAATTTTTATTTCAGGTAATGAATAATATTCTTTTCCTTTATTAAGAACATAAACATCAATTACTCGCCCTTTTGATACAATTGCCTTTAATTGTGCCTCTCTACCATTTTGAATATAAGAATCAGGATCTCTATCATGGTTTATAACCTCTGATCCATACTCAGTTCCTTTGTTATAAAGATCTACACCAATAATATTACCAGTCACTATAGGTGTAAATTCAATTGTTCCAACTGCTTGTCCTGACTTGTATGTTACATTGGCAGTTACTGTAATATCTGGGTATTTAAATACATGATATCCAGATCCTTGAGTATCAAAATTAACATACTTACCTCTCTTATAATCACTAGACCCATCAGCAATTCTAAATGAATCATCATTTAATTTAATTACATAATACTCATTTTCTGTATTTAATTGTGGTAATGCTTCAATAACACCATTACCTTCCATCGTAGAATACTTAACAATATCACCTTCTTTGAATCCATGATTTTCATAATTGATTGAATCATAGGCACTAGATATACCAACTGATTCTACTATAACTTTTTTATATGAATAACCAGTACCTGGATTAATAACCTTGACAGATTTTAGTGTATTTCTAGGTTCTGTCCTGAATTTATGAATACCATTACTAGTAGTTGAAAATCCGATGGTATTAATACCTGTAGAACCTGTTAAAGCGTCTTCAGGACTATTGAATAATCTTACATTCCTATCATTTAGAACTTTTACAAAATATTGAGCACCATTTACCAAATATTCAGTAACTGTTGAAGCACCACTTTGGAAAGCACCGATTCCAATTGCGTCATTTCCATTGCTATCATAATATATTCTCTCACCATCTCTTAACCCGTGAGTATTGATAAACCTAATAACTTCATTAACTGGGTCAACACCACCACTAAACAGTGAATCTTGACTGTCAAACTTCATTTCTCTGAATCTAGGACCAATTTCTGGTTCTAGAAGACATCCCTTACCATTACCACCAACTAATGATACTGAACGACATTGATCAATATCAAAATTCTGTGTTTCAACAATAACTTCCTTAACTGTTCCTTGAATTACAGGTTCTGCTAATGCAGTAGTTCCTGTGCTTACTGTAGGATCTTCAATTTTAATTCTAGGTGGATTTACTAAATCATAACCCTCACCCTCATTAAATATCGAAACACTATCAATTTGACCATACTTAACAAAATCTAGAGAGGTTGCTGCTTTAATTTCAACACCATCCACTAAAACACCAACATTATTTTCTGTTTTTTCACCCTTTTCTGTTATATTAAGGTCTTGTGATAATGGGAATTTCCTTAATATTGGTCTATTAGTTAAAGTTCTATTATAAACACTAGCAGAAGTAAATCTATGAATAACACCCGTATTAACAAATGAAGATGCTTTATTTAATCTAATTGTAGATATACCAATAGCACCTATAGAATCATGTAATTTTATAGATTTTTTATCAGTAGATACGTCAACATAGAAGATTCTTGTTGTCCCATCAAGATTTGTGGTGGTAATTCCAACAAGAGTATCTGCTACAGCACCAGTAGTTTTATCGAAAGCCTCATATACAACAGCATCACCATCATTAAATACCGTAGGACTATCGAAATTAATTTGTAAATAATCAATAGCAATTGTTGGATCTAATGGATCTGTTGTTTGAGGTAAACTTAAACTAGCATTATTACCTGTTTCAAATGATTTTCTAAAATATTCAGCGTCAATACCATAACTTGGTAATGAATTAGATGTTATATAACCCTCAGTATTTCCATCAACATATACATTTAATACATCAGCAATAAATTTTTCATTATTATCACCAAAAGAAACAAGATCATCACTATTAACTGTTGTTTCTAATTTTGCTTTCTTTATAGTTCTACGAATATCATAATTATAATCTGGATTTGGATGGCCAGGAGTAGTCCATGTTAAAGTATCTAATCCAGTTAAACTATTATCACTTTCATCAATATTACTAATTTTAGCAGAACCAATTGGTGTTAATCCAAATCTATCAAATATTTCAATATTATCACCAATAGCAAGACTTGTTTTATCAATTTGACTACTTAAAGTAGGACTTCCGTTAGATGGCCAAGTAGATACTTGATATCTACTGCTTGTATTATACTTCCAAGAATTAGCAAAAACTTGTTTATATGATCTTTCAGAGTCATTAATATTACTTACATCGTATGAAGGAATACTTTCCCCCATATTCTGACTATAAATCTTCTCACCTTCTGAAATTAAACTGACATCTCCTTCAATAACAAAATCAGATAAAACACCAGTAATTCTAAGATCAACTCTTTTTGCTAAATCTCCATCTTCATATCCAAAAACAGTTTCATCTGCTCTCAAATCATCGGAATCATTTATTGCAAATACTACTCCAGAACATCCTAAGAACTGATTTACAGTCTTAGAAGTATATGTAATGGTATTATCTCCAGATATTACAGTTCCACTACTAGGAAATCCTATTGTAGAATCAACAGAAATAACATCAGATCCAACAGAAACAGGTTCTAATACCTTAGTTTTACCTGGAATAGTAAATATTCCTTCAATTAGGTCTCTATCATTAAAACCTACAAATAATGAAATTTTATAATACGTTTTTCTAATCTGAGCACCAATACCAAGATTTCTTTCAAAGATCTCTACTTCTGAAATTGAAGCAGTAGTTCCAGAATCTGTTGATTTGGTAATAGTTTGTCCTATTAAATTAGCAGGATCACCCTTAATTGCCTCTGCAATGACAACTTCTCTACGAATATACTCAGCAGTAGAAGGTTTAAGTAGTCTTTCTTCTAGATCTAATACATCAGCATGTTCACCATATAATACTTTAAATAAAATTCGTATAGATTCTGCTATACCTTTTGATTGATAGAAAGATCTAGCATTCTTAATAAAGTTTCCAACATCAAGACCATCTACAAAATCATTATCTTCTAAACCAGGTAAGAAAGTTTTCTTTAATTTCTGATAAAATTCCTGTAAAAAGAGTACACTAAGGTTAGTAACAGTAGCACCAGTAGTATGAGCAGCAGATTGTGTCTGTTCAAAAACTAAATCTTGCTTATTAATAACATCTAATGATGTACCACCATCAAGATTTGATATACCACTAAATCCACGAATACAACCATCAAACTGTGTATCAGTTTTAGATGTATATGTAATGATCTCATCATCAATCTTTAGAAGACCATATTCGTTAGGGAATCCTTTTGTAGATGTAACTACAATAGAAGTATCTGTTACTATTGCATCGGATGATAAATTAGTCTTGCCAATAACAACTTCTGGAACTAAATTATCTACCTTAAGATAATTATCAAGATTATCGACTAAATCAATATTAGCACCCTGAAACTCTTGGGATAGGTAGTACTGTTTAAAAAACTCAGTAGCATTAGGAAAATCAGCAACCAAAAATTGTGGAAGCTGATTCTCTATAATGGTATTTAATTGTACCTTCTTATCAAATTCTATACTCATTTATTTTCTCTCTATATCTCCGTTTGAATAACTTGAAGTATAATAATCTCGTGAAAATACGATTCCTGATACATCTTCGCCTGAAGCAATTACATCCTTAACCATATTTATTCGACTATTAGAAACATCAAAACTGAGATATAGATCTTTTAACCCAATTACATCATTTGAATCAGGGAATGCTTGAATCTCAATAATATTGTTAGAAGCAACAGTTGATGTAATATGAATAGTGTTTAGTAAGATTTCACCTTTCTTATAGTCAACTGTTCCTATAGATTTACCAACGATATTAAAAACGCTGTTTTCATCTTTAGAAACTAAACCTATGTTACCCTTCATAGAACCATCTAGGTTTCCATTCTCATCTTTATTGGGTACATCAGTTAGATAAACAACTTTATCATAACCATTAATCATAAATCCAGTACTCTTAATATTATATCCTTGTTGGTTGATATAAAATCTATTACCAAAACATAACTCATACTGAGCAGATTGATCTATAAGTGCCTTTAAATCCCTTCTAATCTTTACTTTAGTGATATTAGAAGTAATACCATTATTAACCCTATCAATTAATTGAGAGGTTTTACTGTACTTAAACCTTCCACCAAACTTATTAATATCAACTGTATTAGCATAATTGGATAAAGTAGTAGTAATTTGAGATTTTAAATTATCTGGAGTGTCAATCTGTGCTGTGTTATAGTATACTGTTGAGTCAATCTCTACATATAGAACTTTTAGATCAACAATTTTAGAATTAATACCAGCAATAGCGTAACTCTTTAACTTACTTTTGATCATCTGCTTGTCAAAATCAGACACATAAGTACCATTTCTTGGTTTAATGCTGATCCGAACAGTACCAAACTGAGGTGGATCCATCTCTTCACCACCAACCACTGCTACAGACTCTGTTGCAGGATAAATCTGGGATATTATTGCTTCATAATCCCTTGGTGTAACCGCCCTGTATTGTGCTGAATACGTTCTAGGAGCCAAATACTTAATAGAGTTAAGATTCTCTATCTCAGACCCATTTACAGCCCTCTGAACGGTAGTAACGTTTACAGTTTTCTTTGGTATTTTTACTGCTCCATTCTGATCAATGATCGTTCCTTGGAAGTCAAATACACCTGTAGATCCTTCTTTTCCACCTGCTCCATTACCATCCGCACCATCTGTTACAATATATCTTGCGGTAATGCTGTCATTATTCTCTAATGCTTTACCAAAGTAACTATCACCAAAGATAAGTTCAAATTTCTCGTCTTGAATCTCTTGAACTAAGAAAATTTCCGAATTCTGGTCTAAATTTAGTATGTTATCGATCTTTCTAAATTGTCGTCCTAACCCAGTTGTATTCTGTTGACCAACAAAAACAACGATTGTGGAGCTATCAATGCTTGAATTGTCTAAAATAAAGCGTTGATCTTGATTTGTCATTGCCAAAAACTTACTTTCGACCAAAGATCCTTGAAAAACACTGATAGGATTGGTCTGAGTACCAAAAGTAGCGACTCTACTGACGCTACCATCGGCATTTATAACATTTTCAACGATTGCAGAGATTGATTCTGGTATGGAAAAGCGATATGTCGTGTCATTTGCGTTACCAACAACTATTAAACCAGGTTTTAATGTTACAAATGGTACAGAAGCTGCCACATCATCAATTTCTACACTAAAAGTGATGGATGCCTTGGCAGCAGTCTTCGATCTAGGCACATATCCAATGTTTCGTGCCAAGGAAACTACATTTTCACGCAATGTAGCAGAGTCTAGGAACGATTCATTCGCAACTAGGTTGGCATTGAAGGCATTAATATAGGTATTGTACGCTAAAGTATCAATCAGAACCGCAAAGTTGGATCCTTCAAAGTCAAAATCAGTAAAATTAGAGTTCGCTGCCAGATAATCCTTTATCTGTGCCTTAATTTGGTCAAAATCTAGACTAGTAAACTGTGTAATTGGCATTATTTTATCTGGTTGGTTCTAATATGAACGAAAATGCTTGGCGAGGTACATCTAAACCTACAATATCAAAGAAAACAGTAACCTCTATACTATTATCATCAGGTTGTGGATTAAGATCAACTTCTACATTCTCTACTCTAGGCTCGTGATTCTTAATAGTAGTAATGATCTGGTCTTCAATTGCTATCGCAATAGGTGCTGTATAGTTCTCAAAGAGTAATGCACGTACCTCAGACCCTATCATAGAGTTAAAGAAGCGTTCAGTAGGAATCGTCTCTACCAAATTGCGAACGGCACGAACAATCGCACGTTCATTCTTCAATATTGGCAAATCCTTGGTTACAGGATGGGGTAAAAAGGAAAAACTAATGTCCTTAAATCCCCGTGATCGCTTTACATTCTCTATTGGCATTCAGAGTTGATATACTTTCCTCTGGTTATTTATGTCTATTCATTAAAAAAGACCCCCGAAGAGGTCTTTCGTATCTATCTACCCTGTCCTCTATACCTTTTACGAGCCGAGTTACGGGAGGATGCCGCATATTTTGTATGTTTGCCCGTTCCTTGACGAGACTTTTTCGGGGTTGCTTGTATATAATCTCCTCCTAAGAGACCACCACCACCTTTTACCTTTGCCATTAGTCTTCAATAAATTCAGTTTTAATACTTTGAGGGTTAGGCACTCCACTTATATAAAAGTCTTGTGCCAAATCCTCCATTGTCGCAAAATACTCATCTTGAGAGAGATCCTTGTAAGCAACCTTACCATCAATTAGAATATTATAACGAGTCACTTAGATCACCCTTGTCTTCTCATGCCCTACACGAATGCGAGGATCGCACCAGATCTCGAAACCTGCCTCTTTCGCATCTAAGCAGAATGAGACATCTTCGCCACACATGTCCTGAACCTCGCCACTCTCAAAGACTTGCATCTTTGGAGCAAACCAAGGATACGGCATTTCTTTATGTTCAAACACACCGTTCTTAATAAGTAACCAACCAAAACCAGTATAATCA